CGCGAGTTTACGGGTCTCGCAACGTGACTTACTTGTGGGCCATCATGGCTTTGACGGCGGCTTCCATCGTCTCAAGTACGCTGGGGACGTGGCCGTCAGGCTCATCCGGGGTCGCTGCAGTCGCGGCAGGAGCTACCGGGGCAGTCGGGAGAACCTGAGCCACCTGAGCGGCTTGAGCAACGGCTGGGGCGAGCACCGCAGGGGCGGTCAGGACCACGGGAGCAGCGGGGACCACGGGAGCAGCGGGGGCCACGATGACAGCGGCAGGCACCACGGCGACCGGGACAACCGGGTTCGAGGCGTTGAGCGTGTCAGCGAAGGCGATGACCTTGGCAGTCACGGACTGCAGATAGCTTTCGTCAGCCACAGCAGCGTGGGCGGTCTTCAGAGCGTTGACGTGCGCGGTGATGCCAGCGTCGAGGATCGAGAAGGCGTTATCGAGATCGGTTCGTGCGGTCATTTAGTTGCAATCTATGAAGGAGACAGGAGCCGAGCCAGCGACGGAGACGCCGTATACCGTACCCGTGGTGGTGAGGTTCATCTGGGCACCGATGGTGGGCGCGAGAAGAACGCCAGTGCCCACGGTGACATTGGCGTCACCAAGGTACACAGCGACAGCAGAGCCGTTCACGATAGTGATGCTATCGCGGCCTACTCCCGGGACGCCAATGGCGGTCGGCACAGTGCCCACGGAGACTTGGCCGTAGGTGAAGTTCTCAGTGATTTTCTGGGACACTAGGTTTCTTTCGGAGGAAGGTCTTGTAGAGGAATACGGCGGCTTGGATAACAAGCCACACGAGGCCCATGATGGGCAGGACCTCTTGGGACAGGTCAGATAGGTGATGAAGCCACAAGGGGCTCACGGTGGCTCCTACGGCTACGATGTGGGTGCTGGTGTGGTCGGTGAAGTCAGGGAAGTCGATACCGCTCACGACAGGTTTACCTTCGGCTTCACTGCCACGTCCTCTGGAGGTCGCCGTACCACGCGAGGAAGCGTAGGCCACAGCGCTGTTCTAAGGCCGCTCTGTAGCGGTCATTCTTCCAGAGGCTCTCGGTGTCCCCGGCTGTCAGAGGCCTCTCAGGGAGCCGCGCTACGTCTCTGAAGCAGGCTTGGATATCGGCGGGCGGTGACGGGAGCTGGCCCGGGTTCGGAGCTGCCGATGGTCCGCACGCGGCGAGCTGCAGCGAGGTCAAGACAAGGGCCAGCATTGCTAGGCGTTTCACGAGATAAGGCGTCCAGTTTGGAGTTGAGGAAGGCGTCTGAGGTGGCTCTCTGGGCGTCCAGAGCGGCGGTAAGCTGCAGGGCACCTAAGCGCCTCTGGAGCGTCTGAATCTGCTCCTGAGCCTGCTCTGCGGCCCTGCGCTTGTATCCGTCGATGTTCGAGGACTGATAGGCGAGGCCCACCACAGTCAGCACGATGGCTGCTGCAGCGAGCTTCCAGTTCCTGAGGAACCATGCGCCAGCGCTCAGGCCAGCCACAGAGAGCACCACAAGAAGGAAGAGCGCCCAATGAGCGCCCAGGTACGACAGAGCGATCACTTGCACGTCCTCCAGAACAGGAACTGAGTGCAGACCTGGGCCGGCTTTGGTTTACTAATGGCTCTTGGGAGCACCTTAGGGGCCGTTAATGGAGCTGCAGTCATAGGGATGTCGTACTCATGAGGCCTCAGGGCCACAACGAGCTGCGGAGGCCCGGGGTTGCCGATGGTCAGACAGACGCGCTCTTCAGCGTGCCTGCGCCTGTCGAGGCCTTTGACGTAGCCCACGGAGCGCGTGCGGTCGTAGAGCAACATGGCTCTGCAGGCTCCGCTGTGGTCCATGGCGTTGAGCTTCTTGAGGATCGAGCCGTGCAAGAACGCGCCGGGGCCGAGGTTGTAGGTGAAGCTGGTGTAGGCGATCTTCTCGTTGTCCGAGAGTTCGACGTGGATGGAGGGCTCGATCATCGCCCAGTATTCAGGGAGGCGCTTGGCGAGCATGTCGAGGCACTGCTGCTTCGTGTAGTGGTCGCCCATGTGGACGCCTATGGTCTCGCCGTAGCAAACCGTGGGAAGGCCGTTAGCGAGCTTGTCGTGATACGTGGTAGTCGATAGGCCCTCGAAGCCTCCGACGAGTACAGCGCAAGCTGCCATCCATCGGAGGGTCGGGGCTAGTTTGGGTAGAGCCATAGGTTACTTGAGAGACCTCGCGAGTGCGTCGAGGGCTGCGGCGTCATTCGTTTCACAAGCGCCGAGATGTTCATTCGATTTCCTTAAGGGTGTTTGAGGATATTGACCAACGTGGTGCCGTCCTCCAGTGCTACGAAGCCGTGGGCCTCACCCGCCCGCCAGTCGAGAATGGTGCCGCCGGGAGCGGCCTTTCTTATCAACCCTTCGATTGCCGGGCGTCCTGTGAGACGCATGGAGCCGTAGGCCAGCACCGTGAAGTGGATGTCAGCG